CAGGTAATATTATGATAGATTACACAGAAGATGAAGCTAAGTTGCAAAGTAAATTAATAAATCAAACTGATTTATATTACATGTATGGGAATGAGCCAAATAAACCTGGTTATGATATAAGGTTTGATTACTCTGATAAAGGTGAGGGTTCTGGATTAGGTTTTGGATTGTCAGATGAAGAGAAAGAATCTTATGAGAGTTCTGCAAAAAAATTAATAGAGTGGCAATTTAACTATTTAGCAAAAGGTGACCCTCATAAAATGATGAATATATGGAGATATGGAGATGCTAGAGGTGAAAGACATGAAGATTCAGAAGGTAACATTGAATATAAAGATATTTCTGTAGCTGATCCTAGATATTATGAGGTTATGACTAAAGAATTAGGTGACACTTTTAAACAAAAATCAGTTACAAGTAGTATAATAGATTCTTTAAAAAGGGTAAAGTAGGGTAAAAATGGCAAAGCAAAAAAGAGTAGATGAAGTAAGACAATTGTTTCACTTAGCTAATAATTGGACTAGAAAACAATGGGAAAAAATAAATCAAAGAGGCTTTGAATTTGCTCATGATGAACAATTATCTGCTCAAGAAAAAGAGTCTCTTGAAGAGCAAGGAATGCCTACATTTACAATTAATAGAATTTTACCAGTAGTAGAAATGTTAAACTTTTATGCTACAGATAATAATCCTAGATGGCAAGCTATAGGAGTAGAAGGTAGTGATTCTGATGTAGCTGCAGTTATGTCTGATTTATCTGATTATATTTGGGGCAATTCAAATGGTTCAGCATTATATAATAATGCAATCAATGATTCGGTAACAAAAGGTGTAGGATATATGATGGTATCTGTAGACCAAGATGCTGATAATGGAATGGGTGAAGTTGTAATACAACAACCAGAACCTTTTGATATATATATTGACCCTAAATCTAGAGACATGCTTTATAGTGATGCTGCATTTATTATGATAAGAAAAGTATTACCTAAAACTCATTTAACTAAACTATTCCCAGAATTTAAAAGAAAAATCAATTCTGCTAATAGTGACGAAAATACTAATTATAGTTTTACAGAAAGACATTTAGGCGATGCAGATCAAAAATTATTTGCCTTCAATGATGACAATTCTCAAAGTGGTCAAGGAGTAACTCCAGATGGAGAGTTAGATCAACTTTGTGAGTTTTTTGAAGTTTATGAAAAGATTAAAGTATCTAATGTGAGCGTGTTTTTTAGAATTCCTCCTGATGAAAAAGTTTTAAAGCAAATTCAAGAACAATGTAAAGTTCAAGTAATGGAAATGCAAAAAGAATTAGAAGTTAGATTATTAGAACAACAAAAAGAAATGATGAAAGCTGTTCAATCTGGTGAAATGTTAGAAGAAAGATATAAGCTTGAAATGGAAAAAGCTCAACAAATGATGGCTAATCAATTAAAATCTTTTGAACAAGAATGTATGAGTAAACTACAAACAGAGGCTTCTAAGATTGAGAATATTATTATAAGTGAGAAAGAATTTAAGGAAATAAAGAAATCACCTAAATTTGAGAAAAATATAATAGAAACAGTTCAGTTTTATGTTACCAGAATAAAACAAACTTGTATAATAGGTGATAAATTATTATATGAAAAAGTATTACCTGATACAATCACAGAATATCCTCTTGTTCCTTTACACTTTAAATGGACTGGAACTCCTTATCCAATGAGTGCGGTTGCTCCGCTTATAGGCAAACAACAAGAGATAAATAAATCTCATCAAATAATGGTTCATAATGCTTCTTTAGGAAGTAGTTTAAGATGGATGTATGAAGAAGGCTCGATAGATGCAGAGACTTGGGAAAAGTATTCTTCAAGTCCAGGAGCTTTATTACCAATTAGACCAGGAGTAACACCTCCTACTGCAGTTCAACCTGCACCACTTGCTAGTGCATTTTTCCAAGTAGTTCAACAAGGTAAAAATGATATTGAATATTTAGCAGGTATTTATAGTTCTATGATGGGAGATTCTGGTGGAGCTAGTGAAACTTATAGAGGTATGCTTGCATTAGATGAATATGGAACAAGAAGAATAAAACAATGGATGAATAATGCTATTGAACCTGGATTAAAAAAATTAGGTCAGTTAATTCTTCAATTTTCTCAAGCTACCTATACAGCAAACAAAAGGTTTAGATTAATACAACCAAGCGCTATTCAAGAAGGAAAAGAACAAGAGATTAATGTCCCTATTTATAATGATATGGGAGAAGCTATAGGCAAATCTATGGATATAGCAGCTCAAAAATTTGATATAAGAGTAGTATCTGGTTCAACAATGCCTATTAATAGATGGGCATATTTAGAAGAATTAAAATCATTATTGCAAATGGGAGTTGTAGATGATATAGCTGTCCTTGCAGAAACTGATATTAAGAATAAAGATAAAATCGTACAACGTAAATCTTTATATGCTCAATTACAGGGTCAAGTTCAACAATTATCCGAAGCTATGAAAGATAAAGAAGGAACAATTGAAACTCTTGAAAGACAACTTGTTCAAGCTGGTATTAAAGGTAAAGTTAAAGATGCTGAAGTTGAGATAAATAAAAAGAAAGAACAAGTTAAATCTAATATTGATAAACAGTATGTTGAAACAGAAGGTAAGCAAAAGCTTTTACGTAATGTAATGGCTAATAATGCTGACGTTAACAGAGAAAGAGCTGCTAAGATATTAAATGATTTCAGAAAAGATTTGGAAAATACATCCAAAAATGAATAAACTATATACTAGATAAAAAGGAGAAATCATGGAAGAAACACAAGGTAACCCTGAAATTGGCATGCAAGCAGATTCATTTGATACTGCAGATGCTGTCCAAGGACCAGGCTCCGAACAGTTTTTTAATGATCTTGATAACCAAGTAAATGGTGGAATAGTAGACACTGAGGCAACCCAAAGTCAAGAAAGTGGTCCCGAACAGGTAACCCACGCAGAAATAGACAATGGCTCCAATAATGTGGCACAGTCGAATAACAGCACAGACTGGGAAAAACGATATACTGATAGTAGTAGAGAGGCTGTTAAATGGCGAGACAGATACAAAAATGTTGAACAATTTGTACCTGTTCTTGATGCCATGAAGAAAGATAGTGGACTTGTAGAACATGTTCGTAACTATTTGGTTGAAGGCGGTAAGCCTGCAAAATCAATTCAGCAAAAACTAAATATAGCTGAAGATTTTGTATTTGATCAACAAGAAGCAATGACAGACCCTGAATCTGATAGTGCTAAACTAATGAATGCTCATGTAGATGGGTTAGTTCAGCAACGTGTCGGACAAATGGTTGAAACAGAACAGCATAGAGCTAAACAAATTCTTTCAGCTAAGAAAAAACAAACTGAAGAAGAAGCGTTTAGAACAAAACATAATATGTCCGATGAGGACTTTGCAACTTTTAAAGAAGATGCAACTAAACATATTATGACATTAGATGATGTTAATCTTATATTAAATCAATCTAAAGTTGCTGAGAATGTTGCTTCTAGTACAAAGCAAGAAATGCTTAACCAAATGAAAAATGTGCGTAATATGCCTACATCTGCTAGTGGAGCTAATAGTCAAGGCCAAGCTGTAACTGAAGAGAGAGATGTCTTCAATTCAATTCTTGGTGGTGGCGATAGCGTAGATAACATGTTTGGGTAGATATATTTATATCTGTCCAGGCTTTAACCTTAATTAGGAGAAATAATGGCAGATAGTAATACTATAGGTGGTAACAGCCTATATAGTGGCCAAGGTAAGAGAGCTGTAGATGGTTCAGCTGCTAGTACGTTTAATACTGGTGCGTTACGAAGAAAGTATAACTTCGGTAACTACGTATCAGAATTAGCGTTATCGCAGGATCCATTCTTCAGGTTTCTGAGCATGGTCTCTAAAAAACCAACAGATGATCCGACTTTCAAATTTACTGAAAAGCGTTCATCTTACACAAAACGATATGCTTATATGTCTGACTTTAGTACAGCAGCAATTGGCGTACCTGCAACAGATCCATCAACAAGTGGAACACCTGTAGAAGGTAATGTATATACTTTTTCATACTTTACTGATTACAATAGTAATGGTAATATGACAAATATATACGGTCAAACTGTAAACTACTACGAAGGTGCAGAAGGAACTCAACCAAAGTTTTTTGTACCTGGTCAGATAATCAAAGTACCTCACGGTTCTACAGCAGCTAATGCAGACGCTGGTACAGTTTCAGGTTACACACTATGGAAAATCAATAGTGTAGACCTTGATACTCATCCAACAGGGTCTACATCATCAACTGATACTAACCTTAATAAAGCTGTAATAAATGCAACATGTGTTAAAGGTTCTGGTTCAGCTGTATTTTTTACAAATGCAGTAGCTAGTACTGATATAACAGATGAATCTGCGGCTGGTTTAGCGCATGATAGTTCTGTAACTACTACAGGTAAATCTTCAGAATTTATGGAAGGTTTTAAAGTTTATGTAGTTGGATCGGCATTTGCAGCTGGTTCTGGTTATCCAGAAACTTGGGCAGACCAACCATATTCTACAAGCTATGGTCAAACTCAGATATTCAAAACTTCAGCAGTTATGAATAATACTGATAGAGCTACAGTTTTAAAATATGAAGGTAACGAATGGGCTCGTATTTGGAAAGAAAAACTAATTGAACATAAATGGGATATTGAAAATGCATTATTGTTTGGTTCTCAAGCTACTACAAGTGGCGTGAACACAACAGAAGGTGCTGTTAAC